CTATGTAACTCTTAAAATAGCTGCACCTGCCGTAAAAGCAGGAAACTGAATCGTAAATGTTCCAGATGTAGCCGTCTTATCACCACCAAAATCTAATACACAAACAGCAGGATCTCCTGTTGCTGTGTCATTATAAATCAAAGCACCTCTTGCAGTTAATGTCACTCCTGTAAAAGATCTATCTGCAAAATCAACAATTGCTGTATTAGTTGATAACGATGTCCCACCATTTACTAAAGCTCCACCACCACTTGTATACTGTCCTGAATTTGATACTTGTGCATCAGTAGTAAAACTAGTTGTAGATTTACCTAGAACAGCACTGTTAGTGTAAAGAGATAGTTTAAATGAATTACCACCAGTTTGTTTAAAGTTGTGAGTTCCTTCAAAAAGTTCTTTTTTGAAAGAATTGCATATTACACTAGTTGTTATTGCCATAATTACTCCATAAATTTAAGGTGAGGGTGATTCAATAGGTATCCTTGGAACACCTTCTTCATACTGCCCTCGTCTTCTTTGTCCCATTTGTTGTAATCCAAATGCTTGAACTTCTTCATTATACTTTGCTTTATTTAGGTTGTATAGATCTTGTGGTCCTTTAAGATAACTAAAACATTCTTCTAAAACACCATATAATAAAACATTTTCATAGTAAGTGGATAAATATGTTGAGTTTGATGAAGTAAAATGAGGAGGGTCGATGATATAGTTAATTTGAATTGTAAAAGCAGCGTTAGGAATAGGTGCAATCGCTATATTTTGGTCATCCCAATTTGCATAATATTTAGGCACACCTGTTGCATCTCCTGAATTGTATTCCGAAATAAAACTTGTATCTCTTTTTTCTAAAAAGTCTCTTACTCCTGAGTTTGTGATTTGAACAGAACGCAAATAAATTAAATCCGAAGGCATACTTAGATATCTTTGTGATGCAATAGTTGAAGTTGTTGCATATTTTCTTAAATCATCATAGTCAACCTTACCAGCAACATCTAATTCAACATTTCTAATAAATTGATCAATTAAAGTGTCTGATAATACATTACTATCAACTTCGGTGTAATTTCTTACTTGTGTTAAAAAATTTGCGTGTGTTATTGCCATAGTCTATCCTGATATATTTATTGAGCCACCCATACCTGAATGTATACTACAATAATAATACAATGTGCTTGGTGCGTCACTAGCTACAGTAATTTGTGTGTACTCTGAAGTTGTTGTTACACCTGTCGTATAAGCAGACCCTGAATTATGCGTACCATCGCTAGTCTCACTTATGCGTAAGGGATGAGCACTTGCACTTTCTGGTTGTGAAAATCTATAAGTATTTCCTCTTACAAAATTAGGGGTCGCTTGTCTTACACCATCAATAAAATATTTATTTCCATCAGCCGTGCTTACAACAGTAACAGCTAATATTGTCACAGCAGTTGCATCAACTGTGATTTTACCAATTTCGGCTGTTAACTGTCTTTTTCTATTTTCTTCTGAACCATCGTCAGGAACCATACTTCCGTAAGTTGGACTGGCATCTGTAGATGTCAAAGAGACTGAACCATCTGTTCTAAATGCAAAATCTCCTGGTAAAGTTAAATTAACAACTACTTGACCTCCTCCTCCTGAATCAGCTTTTGTTTGATCTGTTGTTGAATCATTTATAAAAGGTTGTATAGGTTGTTGAAATTTTTGACTTTTAGCGTTAGCTAAAGCTATGGGATCAGCAGTAATATGTTTTCTTCTTATCTGAGGATGTTTTGCTTCATACTCTGACTTGTGTACAAGTGAACCATTCCATTCTCTAACCATTTCATTGTAAGGAAATGCCATGCCAGAACGATCAGAAATTGCTTTTGCGTATTTACCTCTTGCGTATGCCACTAATATACTCCTGTAAATCTTTTACCACGAATAGCTGCTTTACCACCTTTACTCATTTTAACAGCTCCTCCTTTTTTTGCAGTTCCATAAGGTGTTCCATAAGAGGCGTATGGATTTACAAAAGGTTTTGGTTGAGTTGTCTGTGTGTTGTTCATCCCAATATTTGAATAAACATTTTGTCCTGTAAGACCCTTTGATGGCTGATATTGATGATAAAGAAATCTATTATCATGTCTTTTTTGAAGTCTTTGAAGTGCAGCAAATTGTTTATCATATTCTTCATCACCTGTTTTTTGAGCTCGTGTTGTTGAAACTGTATATTTTTCAGTGCCCACTTTTCTGTACCTAGGACCAGCTTCTTGTGGTCTTAAAAAAGGGTCAGGTGACGGCTTTTGATAAAACTGTTGTCCATAACTTCCTTGTTGTAAAGTTGCACCCTTTGGTAGTGTACTAGTGTAAGTCGGAGATTTTTGCTGTCCATACATACTTCTTTGTGGGTAAGTTACTTCGTATTTTGGTCGTGATTTTTGTTCTGTTTCAGTAATCATTAAACTTTTTAAAGCCTTATCTGCTTCTGCTATTTCAGACGATAAATCTCTGTAATAACCAGTGGTAGCAGCAGGTTTATCAGGATCTCTTGCAAGATATGTATATGTAGGCTTAAACTTTTGTCCTAAACTACTTTTTACTTGTTTAAATTGTGTATCTGTAGGTTTTGAATATTCTTTTTCAATTGATGATATATAAGCATCTCTTTGACTTTTAGGCATATTCATAGTAGCAGCATATTGAATATTCGCTCTTTTATCAAAAGTTTCTTGCTCACCACCACTTAATCTATCCCTATAACTTTTTATTGTTTTAAACAATTCAGGTTTTGATTGTTCTAGTGCTGACAGATATCCTCCTGTAGCTTTTTTGTATAATTTCATACCTTTCATTAAAAAATCCCTTTGAATTTATTACCTCTGATTGCAATGCCTCCAGTTTTAGCCATTCCTAATTCTTTGTAAATATCTTTAGCAACAGTAGGTTTACTTTTTCTTGTTGCTGCGACTTGATAAACAGGTCTGTATTTGCCCTCTAAACTTTTATTAATATCACTAAATGTTTCTTTTGTTGGTGATGAATATTTAGTAGTCATTTCAGAAACAAAAGCCTTTTGTTGTTCTTCAGGCATGTTTTTATAAGCTGCAATTTGTTGTCCTGCTCTTCTTTTAAAAGTATCTTGTTTTGTTGGATCTTTTATATTAGATAACATAGCACTGTAAGACTGAGCTAATACAGGACTTACACCTTTTATAAATTCTAAGTTTGCATCTCCACCTGTTTTTAATCGTAATCCTTTCATTTTTTCTCCTTATAATCTAGTTGGATAATATGATTGTGGTGTTATATATACAGATGTTCTTTGTCCATCTTCAACCAATGCTCTTTGTAATTCATCTTCATAAATAAGTTTATTTTGTTGAACCACTTGTGGATTATACTTCATAGACAAATAATAAGCTAGACCAGCGACCATGCACGGAATAAATCTAAATACTACATCAGCCGTATTAGTATAAGCTCCAGCGTCTTCAATTCTTTTTAAATAGTAATATTTTAAATATGTATATGTTGAAGCATTTGGTGTTTGATATAAAGTAATTTGTGGAATGGTTTGTCTGTCAACATAATATTGTGAGGGTTGTCCTGTTGAACCTTTATTTGGTAAAGCAGCATATTCACTTCTACTAATTTTTGTTAAAGATACATCATTGGTTGAAGAAGTAGTGCCTGTCGTTGTGCTTATATAGGCTTCTAATATATCGTTTGCATTTGTTGGTGCTGTATAAGTTGCTGTTCCGTTAGTAAGAGCTTGTTCTTTTAGTTCAACTTTCCATAAGTGAACGCCTCTATTACCCCACTCACTGAATAAAATGTTGAGACTTCTTCTTGCTGATTTTAGATCATACCCACTGTTAGTTCGTTTTCCACATCTTTCATAAGCTTCTTGAATGATATCATCAATATTGAGATCAAAAGTAGTTGAATCTGAAGTTGCCATACATCACCTTAATAAATTGGTGTTTTATTTTTAAAGCCACCCTTTGCCATTTTAACACCTACAGAGCCACCATATTTTTTTCTTTCAATGTCTTTTAAAATATCCATAGGTCTATCTGGTCTTGTATCAAGAATAAAATCTTTACCTGTAAAAGGGTCTTTCATCTTAATAAAAGGCACTTCATTTATTGCTTTTTTTGGTGGTAAATCTTCCATTCTCGGAATAGGTTTTTCTTTTACTTCAGGCTTTGCTTTTTTTTTGCCTTTTTCTTCTTCTGACACAAGTTTACCCTTATTAGCTTTTTGTGTCTTATCTTTCATTTTAGCACCAGCAATTCTGTCTGCCTGAGTAGGGTTTGGGTTGTTGTCAATGCCAGCTTTGACTGACAACATTCCAAAAGATGATTTTTTATTTTTTTCCATGACTAAAGTATATCCTTATAATAGTTCTTTGCAAACCCTCCCTTTGCAAAATCAAAACTTCCTTCAATGCTTAGTTGTCTTGAAATTTTTCCTGTCTTATTGTCTTTGGCAATTTGTCCTCGCACTCTACCATATTTACCACCAATAGTGCCAGTTACACCCTTTGCTTGTTTTTTGTCTTCATAATAAGGTGTTTTTACATCCGTGTACTCTTTAAACAATTCAACAGAAACATCAGGTAATTTTTTATTTTTTTTTTTAAGTTCAACAGCAGGTCGCTTATAACTTCTTTTAACATCTCCTAAATTAACTTCACTAAAATCAAATTTAGGTTTTAAAGAAAATTTTTTTTTTGGTTTAACTATAAATTTACCATTGTCCGCAAAAGTTTTTACATTAGTAGGTTTACCACCCACTCCTTGAGCTTTTGCTCTTTTTCTTTTTACTGCACTTCTTCTTTGTGATTCAGACATTCTTCTAGCTTTTGCTAAAGGCACACACTTAGGGTACTTTCTTTTTTTATCAGCTTTAAGTTTACTTCGACCACATTTGGCATATGTTCCATCGGCTTTCTTAGAACCAATATCAACCCAATTTTGTGCAAACCATTTTTTTAAACCACTCTTAGCCATTATTTTAATAAATCTTTGTAATAAGCAGACGCAGAGGGATTACTTAATGTATCACCATCAACATCAACAGATACTGGCGAACCCGTGACATTGTGACCACCAACTTTGTAGTTTGGTATTGCATCCATAAGTTTTTCTATATCGCTTGTAGTAAGC